TTACCTTGACCGTCTTTAGTGAAACCACTAAGTACAACGATGATGTTAGAAACTGCTGAACCACTTAATGCTGCAGTACTTTCAGATGGAACACCATCACTAAAAGTAACGAATGCGTAAGCACTTGAAGTTACGTTAGTAGCGGCACCTCTTGAGTAGTCGAAAAGACCTTGGTCAGCTGCATCACTTTCTTCATAGAAACGGTCATAAAGACTTCTATTTGAAGTGTATCCATTAGATGGGTCAGCTTCAGTACTTGGGTAACCGAATGGTGACGATTTTGTGTCTTGGATTTTAGGGATAAAGTAGAACAATTTACCAATAGGTAAGTTCATAGCTTGTACCGATACGATGTCGTTTGCTAATAATTTAGAGAAAACACGACGGATGATAGGGAAAACTACGGTCTCGAATGAACCAGAAGCATCAGAAACTGCTGCTTCATTGATTAAGTAAGACGCTTGGTTTTCGTACAACTGTGCGATGTTATCTTTTTGATGGCCGTCAAGACCTTCTAGGAATCCTAAGTCATCCCATTTTTTGATGGTATCTTCTTTGATAACACGAAGGTGCTTAAGACCGATGTTACCAACCATACCTGATTCTAATAATGCTCCCATTTTAGTATTTTTTTTGGTTTTTTATTGTTTATGTTTATTTTATTTTTGACATCAAATCTTTCATTCTCTTAAACTGAGGATTTTCATAAGCTTTTGACTCTGAAAGGACTTCAGTTGAAGACGAAGTACTTGGTGCCGAAGTAATCTTATCAACTACTGATTCAGAAATTGGTTTTTTAGTATCTAATTCAGTTTTAATTGTTGAATAAAGATTTTTTGATTCCTTCAAGGTTGAGATTGAATCAAATCTCTTTAAGATGTTGAGTTTTTCTTGTTTTGTGGTAGAATGTTCTGTGAACAAACGAGTAGCGTAAGCTAAGTTTGCATTAAACACAGCAACTTCGTTAAGCTTTTCTTTGAACAATACAAGTGCTTTTTTGTACTCAGCGTTTTGTTTTTTCAAGTTTTCAACTTCTTCGTTGATAGCTCCCGCTGCGAATACTTTTTTACTCTTGATACCTGCTCTTTCAGCTTCACCTTTATTACCGTGGATATTCCACTTAGTTCTTGCGGCTTCACCCATTTCTTCTTCATGAGGTTCATCAAAAGTTTCTTCAGACATGTCTTTTTCGTCTTCTGAACCTTCTTCTGATTCTTCTTCATCAAGTTCGATTTCGTAAACAACTTCTTCACCTTCGTTCCAATCTTCTGATACTTCAGGAGCTGGTTCTACCATGGTTTCGTCTAATGGTTCGTCCATTTCTTCATCCATTGGTTCTTCAGTTGATTCTTCTTCGTCTAACTTAATGATGTACTCATCATCACCATCTTCAAGTTCGATGTGGTTTTCATCTTTCTTAACGATAATACCATCTTCTGCACTCATTGCCTTGAATACTTTTAAAACTTCTTCTTCATCAGCACCTGTCATGTCAACAACATCTTCATCATCCATTCCTTCTGAATCCATGTCGTCCATTTCTGAACCCATTTCATCTTCTGAATCTAATGAATCGATGTCTTTAGATAGCTCATCGTCAGATGATTCCTCATCACCCATTTCATCGTTATCGAGACCATCTTCCTCATCCCCAGCTTCGGCTGGTACATCGTCTTGAGTCTCTTCTTCAGAATCGGGTTGTTCTGCAACAACCTCTTCCTCTTCTTCCAATGATTCTTTTAGCAAATCATTTAGTTCTTGCTTCATGGTAGATGCAAGTATACCCTTTGCGTTTGCTTTTACTGCCTCTTCAAGTGTCTGTACCTGAAGTAATGCTTGTTCTAAAATTGATTTTTCGCTCATTTGGAAATTTTTATTTATCTATAAATATTATGATTATGTAAAAAAGTACTTTTTACGATATTGAAATCTGAAAGAAATTGTTTATTTGGATAAAAAACTATCCAATTTCGACATTAGATTTTTCATTTTATCAATCGATTCTGGTCTTTCTTGAATCGATTCTGCGTAATTGTCTCTTTCACCTAAATCCTTGAATACATACGCTCCTGGCGTAGATGGTGAGGACACCAAGTCAAAACATACTAACTCAAAATCTTCTTGTACTATGTTTTGTCCTTTGATATTTTTCAATGAACCAACACCTCTTGATGAGATACCTAATGTTGCTCCGTTCATTAATAACATGGCCGCTTGGTCACCCTTAGTACTCACAATACCCATTTTCTTCCAACCGGGTGATGTAAATAATTTTATTTTACCCATTAACATTTTACCATCCCACCATGTCTCAACAATAGAATGTGAAACCCTATCTAAATCGATAAGAGAAGATGATGGGTGATTAAGCTCATTTAGAGCTCCACCTTTTTTAATAAGGTTCTGATATTTTTCGTTTTCTCTTTTGAGAATTGTTTCGGGATAGATACGACCGTTTTTATTTGGGGTATCGTATTTCTGTAAAACGGCATAAAGAACTATATCCTGAGAGAAGTCTGTATCTTTCATCTCAGTTATAATCCTTTGATTTTCCTGTGGAGATATATGACCCGCATCGTATTCGATTAGAATACCCTTGCCGGTCTCGTTAGGTCCAAGTATCTTCATTTATCTTTTTATATATAAATACCCCAATAACTGATTAATTCTTTGTTTCGTAAAAATTAAACAAAGTTTCGTCAGTTAAAATGGTATCTATAATATTTTCAGATAATTCGGATACTATTTGTTTTATTTCTTTTGATTTAACGTCGAAGAATTTTTCTACGTATAATGTAATCTCCAAATCCATAAACGACCTCTTATTGGTTTTTATACCGCTTGTTTTGATATCGAGGTCGACGATTGATTGTGGTTTGAAATACTCACACCTAAGGTCGTAAATTTTATTTTTGATGTGTCTTCTTGTCTTCAAGATTAATCTGTCAAAATCACAATCATCGTGATTTGGTTGAGTCCAAGAATTTAATTGGATGTAAATTGTTTTTAAGTTTTTGTGGTCAACTGTACCATATCCAATCTTTACGTTGTTATGGACGCCAATTGTAATAAACTTGCCCTTTTTCATTAATACTATTCATACTTAATATATTTATGGTGTATTTAAAATATACAGAATAAACTTAAAAAATCCAAATATTTTAATTATATTTTTAAAAAAGACAAATGATTATCGTAGACGTAACAAAAGAAAGAAACCTTGAAATCGCACTAAAAAAGTACAAAAACAAGGTTCACAGAACTAAACAAACTGAACAGTTGAGAAAAAGACAGGAGTTTGTAAAACCGTCAGTTCTTAAAAGACAGGAGAAGCTTAATGCTATCTACAAAGAAAGATTGAATAATCCCAAGGATTAATCTAAACTTTTACTAAGCTCAACCAATCTGTAGTAATTAAACTTACTAACCGTAGATTCGGTCACCTCTTTCTTTGCTTGACTTAATTTGTCGATTAATGTTGAATCGGATTCCTCTGAAATCAATCTATTAAATTTTTGTGTCATCGATTCTTTTAATGACTCCATCTCAGTAGATAACTCATCGTCCTTCATTGTTACAATCTTCTTGAATGATTCTTTTTGTTCTTCATTCATGAAATCAGTAAACTTAGTATTGAAATTATTCACCAATACGGCATTTAACAACGATTGATTATCGGTATGAACTGTAGATTCAGAAACTTGAGTTTGCTTAGGTGAAGTCAAATTCTTTAATAACTTTTCCTTCGCCACAACTTTCTTCTCTACATTCAATAATGTTACATCCTCAGATAGAATATCTAAACACTCATAGATTTCGTTTTTATCTGTATTAACATCTTTTAGAATTCCACTTAAATTAGATAATGATTCACCCAAAAGTTTTGACTTTTGGATTAAAAGTGTTTCGATTTGTTCAACGAACAACTTAGCGGTTTCAACGCTTGGGATATGTTTATTTTCAATATCTTCATAAAACAAATACATCTCAACCAAATTCTTATTTGATTTGATTTGTTTTAATAAATCCTTCACACCCGACTTATTATCTGATGTGTAAGATTCTGTTAGTTTAACTAACAATTTTGTTTTTACATCTCCAAAATTTGACATTTTATTGTTCGTTTAGTATATCTTTTAATTTATTTTCTATTTCATAAATATTCTGTTGTGCTTTATTGACATCAAAAAGGTCATTAATGTTTGTATCTTCACCTAACATACTTAGAATATTACGTTTTTTTGTTGATTCACTTAAAGGTGCTGATTCTGCTCCTCCGCCCGCAGGTTCAGGAGATGCTCCTCCACCCATGTCGGCTCCACCACCCATTTCACCACCTGCCGGTGCTTCTCCACCTTCTTGTCTCTCACCCTCAGGTACACCGTATTTAGCATCTACATCATCAAATACACCTGAACGTTTAATAACGTTTTGAGTATTTGTCAATTCAAATCCCATTGCTCTTTCAATACGTTGTTGTTGTAAATCAAGAAGAACCTCACTATCACTCATACCAAGAATATTCTTCTTAGCCCATGTGTGAGATACAGGTAAGATACCTACTTGGGATTGGTCCGAAGTTGCGTTCTTATACAATTCAATCTTTTCTTTCCACTGTTCAATCTTCAATAAGTCAGATTGTGCGGATGGGTTTGTTAATGAAAGAGAGAAATTATCCAACTCATCTTCCATACCTAAAAGGTATAGGTGAATTAGGGCAATTTTATTTAACTCTTGAATTAATGATTTTTGGATTCTGTTAATCGTTCTTGCGAAACGAATATCCATTAACGCCAATTGTTTACCATCACCAACAACTTCTTCAAATCCCAAAAACGCTTTAGGGATACGTAGTGCTGCCAACATTTTCTTTTGAATATATTCGATATCGGCAATCTCACCTAAGTTTTGTGCTCCTGCTAAAGTTTCAATTGGGTTAGTTTGTGCCGGGTCACGGATAGGTATGAAATAATCTTGGTCAACCGCCATTTGATTATATCTCATATCCACCTGACCGTTTCTCGGGTCAACAACTTGGTCTCTTTTAAATTTATTAGCAACACGTTGTACATATGCTTCGATATCCTTATCGTCCATGTTACCAACAAATACTTTGAATACACGTCTTTCAGGTGCTCTTGTTGTTCTATAAATCAACATCGCATCTTCCGCAAGTAACAACTGTTTCCAAATCCTTCTGATTTTATCCAACATGGATGTACCGTATGGAAGTTTTCTATCATCACCTAATAATCTAAAGTGAGCAATCTCCCAAGCTTGGAATTCTAAATCCTTATTTTTCCATTGGAATCTTAACTCTCTTGTTGGGACTTTTGCATCTTTTTGGTTTGGTGTTTTAGATTCTCTACCCTCAATTCTTTCAATCTCAATATTCGGTAATTGCTGACATCCAACGATACCGGTTTCGGGGTCGATTTTCAAATAAACAAAATCATCACCGTACTTACACACACCTCTAGCCCACATTTGTAGATTAGTATTTAAATCTAATCTGTTAATAAACAAATCTTCAAGTATTGATTTTACTCTTGTTGATTCAGAGAAGATTGTGAGGATTTCACCTTTTTCTGATAGTGTAGTTGATTCTTCCGCATAGATATCTAATGCCGCAGATATTTCAGGAGTAAACTCCATAGATTCATAATCATAATATGCCGACAATCTATTTGGTTCATAGTATACCGATTGATTGTAGAGTGATTGTTCAAGTTTAGTCCACTTATCTGCAATATATTGACTCTGTTGAGCTTGTAACATCGCCCTTTCATAGTCCTCTCTACTACTGGTCTTTAGTATCTCGTCTTTGGAAAAATTAAATGACGGTGCTTCCTCAGGTTTAGTTGTACCCGGAAACCCAAACATCTTGGTTAACCTCTGAAATACTGTATTATTATCTGTTGCCATGTATATAAATAGTTTTCTTTAGAATATAAATAATTTTATCGAGTTAATAAAGTCGTATCACTTCCTTCTACTAAATAACCAAGAATATTCTTTGTAGTGGTCTTTAGTGGGTGAACCCAACGGATGGTTGTTATTTCCACCATTCATTTGCATGGCTCCGATAGAATCCATGGTTGAACCGTAAGCATAAAATGTCTTGTTTGCTTCGTATGTTCGTTCAGATACCGTCCATGATTCCAACATTGCTTTATTGGCATTCTCGTTCTTTTGTAACTGACTGAAACACATATCACCAGCATATAGTGCCATTGATAAACTCATAATTGAGTCGTCATGGGCACCTTTCATGTGGTCAGGTCTTCCGTTTATATAAACAAATGTGTTTAATTCATTCATTAATCTTGCTGACCTAACCGCGAAACCTTTCCTCAATTGTTCTTCAAATGCCGCAACTATTTGGGTTCGTTTATTGTTGAAATTGATACCGGGGATTTTATCCATTGCTTTAGAATTATACTCCCAAATATTCTTAGTATTAACACCATCAATGTACAAGTTTTTATAGTTCATTTCTTGTAGTTTTCTTGATGTTGCCACCCCCATACCACCGGTTATATCTATTACAATAAATGCTTCGTATAAAACGCCCCATTTATATGCAATTGATGCCAAATCATCAGGTGGTATTTTACCGATATATTCAACGACCTGTTCTCTCTCATCAAAATCAATAATGTTAATAGACGAAAAGTCTTCACTATCTCCTCTACTCACATCGACACCCATAATGTATCTATGTCCTTGCACTGGTTCTTTCCATTGCCAAAAAGTACCTTGCATGTATTTCTCTTTGGGTTCACGCAACATATTTTTTGTGATGTTGTCTTGTACGTCCCCCGGAATTACACCATCTCCCGAACCTAAAAAGTCACACTCTAATTCCTGAGCAATCTTACGTCTATCGTATTTGAATTTCTTAGACATAGATTCAAACCAAGATGAAAACGGTTTATAACCCTGTTCTTCAAGTTCTTGATAATTCTCAATATCAAAGTCATATAGTACCACTTCAGTGTCGTCATATTGTTCTCTATTCAACATGTAGTGACATATGTCTTGACATTTAACCCAACGTAAGTCCTTTGTGTATCGAGGGTCTTTAAACCATCTTAAATCGGTTATATGGAAGTCATTGATACCTCGTATCGCTTGGTCTTAAACACCGTAATAAATTGGGTCATAACCATTTGGAGTGGAAACAAGAATAATCTTACCACCCGTAGATAGGGATGCCATAGATGCAGCCCAAAAATCCTCACCTGCTTCAATGTATGCCGCTTCGTCAAAAACAAGTATTGTTGGTGTGTATCCACGTAACGCATCCGCAGATGTCGCAACTGCTTTTACCTCACATCCATTGTTTAATTTAAATCTACTTTCTGAGTTTTTATCGGGAGAGAACCCAACATTAATCCAATCAGGCCATTGGTCTAAAAAGTGTCGAACTTTATTTGCCATCTCCACCGCGGTATCCTTTTTGTTCGCAATCAATAACACCCTTTCAGGGTTATCGGGTTTTGCTAATTGTAATTTTCTGGAAATCCACGCGGCAGTTACTGTAGTAACACCGGCCTGTCTATATTTTCTTGTAATATTTTCGTTGTATATCTCGTAATCCTTGATTAATTGAATTTGGTCAGGGAATAACTCTAACGGAACATATTTCTTTTGCGTATTGTCATATGTCGTTAAGTATGTTTTTAACGCATATGGAGCATCCTTCAATATACGAGCATACTCTTTTAATTGCTCTATCTTATTGTTCATATATATAAATACAAAAAAAGGAGGTTAAAAACCCCCTTCTCTTATTCGTCATCATCTGACAACCTTATTCCGAGACCCCCTAAGAAGTCCCCTAAATCGTCATCATCTGTACTATCTGTAATATTATTTAAATCGTCATTAAACGCCGCAACTGCATTTTGATAATCTTGGTCCTTAAACATTTGGTCGATACCTTCCATTAATTGATTCATTAAACGTTTACCATTTTCTGAACCCGAAAGAACTTCCTTCATGAATACCAAGAAATGTTTTGCTGGTAATTTAAAAATCTCAACCAACAAATAGTTTTGTAATTCAAACTTGTTTTCGTCCAATAAGATTTCTTCAGGAAATTGTCTTCTTACTCTGTCCCAAATTGCTGGACCTAAACGTAAATCCCACATTTCCTTCTCGAGAGTATCCTCAGAACCCTCAATCTCAGACCAAGCTTCTTCATCTTCATTGCCTTCCTCATCTGTTGGCCTTCCTTGAATAGCGAACAATTCCATAATACCCTTAATCAATTCATGAACAAGGATTGGAAAATTAATGCCACGAGCAACAATTGTCGGTGGGTTAGTATTTCTTTTTACTTCTTCTTTACCACCTACAGAGCCACCACCTTCGGGTCCACCCATCATCATCTTCATGGTTTCATCACTTAACTGCCAATACAATGTATCATTGATTGACATAAGAATACCATATTGATTTATGATTCTGTCTGAACCTGTAATTTCTCTAATTTTATCTGCAACATAATGATACATGTAATGACCTTTTTTCGAAGCCCCTTGTATCATATTATTGATTAGTCTTCTTTTTGCCTTCTCCATTGTCATTGATTCCAAATCACTCATCAAATCCTGTTCGATGTCGACGGGGTCAATGTTTGGTTGCTGTTGTTGCATTTCACGATTGAAGTTTTGGGTATCTATTTCACCCATCCCAACAATCTTTGCATCGAATTGTAATGCTCCTTCAGGAATACCCATCTCTTTCATTACCAATTCGACTGCCAATCTTTCTAACTCTTCTCTGTGAGCAGCTTCTGTTTGAACAATTTCATTGTGTGCACCCATCATCATATGAGCTAATGGCATCACACCTTGTTCACCCTGCATTGGGGTTTCAACTCCCGTATATTCTCTAACCTTAGCAACGACTTGTCTGTATCTATCAGACGCTAAAAGTTCTTGGAAATTCTTATTAGGTTCTTCACCTGTTGATGGTAAAGGAATCTTTTTTAACGGTGTGTCCCCTTGTGATAATTTGTCTTGTAATCCCTGATATGGTCTATCAGGTGTATCGAAATCCATTGCCATCTCTTCTAAGTTTTCACTTATCAATGATAACAAATTTTTTTTAGAAAACTCCATTTATTTTATCTTTTTTTCTTCTCCCATTGCTTTGGGTTTAGGGTCCGTGCCAGGTCCTGGTTGATATGGAGTTTTTGGTTTACTTGGTTTTTCTGTCGGTGGTGCGTCAGGAATAACTTCAGGTTGTGCCGGTGTGGTCTCAGGTTGAGTCCCAACAATCGCATCAAATGTCATGAATTCCGGTACACCATTATGACCTTTAGTTGGTTTAGTCGCCGGCATCGGAATTGCAGATTCTTTCACTTTTTCGGTAATGATACCCATAATGTCATTCTTTGATGTAAAAGTAGAAAATTTAGATTCTGCCAAATTCAATACCCACTCTTCAATTTCAGTTTTTTCTTCATCAGATTCCTCTTCAGAAACTTCCTTTTCTTCGTATGTTACAAATGTTTGTTTACTCTTCTTAGCCATTTCAATATCCTGTACCTTCTCCTTTGGGATGTTTATGGTACTTTCCTTTAAAACTGTTTTAGCTAAAATAGAAAGTTCCTTATCTCCTAAACGAGATAAAGTTTTTTCTGTAAAACCTTCAGATAATAATTTTTCTATAATTTCTGTGCGTTTCATATTTCTTTAAATTTAAGTTCTTGTTGTTCTAATGAGAAACCTCTCGATTTTAATTTTTTTGCTACCGATTCAATACTCTCACCAAATCGGAAAAATAATCTATCGGATTCTAAATCAAAATTTGATTTT